TGATGAGGACGACGATTGTGACGACGATGACGACGATGACGACGATGACGACGATGATGATGATGATGATGATGATATTGGAAAAAATATTACTATAACTGAAATAAATGATAATGATATCAAAGTTTTGAATTTAGATAACTTAAACAATATTGATTTTGAAAATGAAAATGAAATTCACGAAGAGGATGATTACGATGATGATGACGATGACGATGATGACGATGATGACAACAATGATTTAGAAGACATTGATTTTAATCAATTAACTGACAACGAGAACGACAACGACAACGACAACGACAACAACAACAACAACAACAACAACAACAACAACGACAATGACAATTATAAAAAAGAGGAAGAGATTCAACAAATTACTCTTAGCGATTTAAAATCAATCAATATTTCAAATTTAGAAGAACACAAACAAGACGAAAAAAAAAATAAAAATGTAGAAGTTATTCATTATAAAAAATTATCATTGAATAAGTTGAAATCAATTGTTTTAGAAAAAGGTCTAACAAGCGATCCCTCAAAATTGAAGAAACAAGATTTATTAAAATTGCTTAACGCTGAATAAATTCAAAAATAAAAATTATATCTTATAATAATATACTTATAATATATATTATAATAAAATATGTCCTGGGCAGTTTGTTATTCAGGTTCCAATAATACTCATTTTAATTTTCCTCCAATAATGGCAGATGGTCGTAATTATGCATCATGGCAGCCTGATGCAGTAGTCAATAAACGTATACAACAACAAGAAAACATTCAATCTAATTGGTCTTATCGTCAATACTTACAACAAAATGGTTTACAAATAATGAAATATAACTCTGCTGAAGCTTGTTATGATTTAGGATTAGATCCTCATACAGAAACAAACACTACACCTTCAAGTAATGTCCCTTATACCTTTAGAAATATTTATGATACAAATACACCTGGATATGGGTATTCAAACAGTGATTTAAAAAATCCTTATTTATCTAGAGAACAATTAAATTCAAGAATGATTGCACCTGTTATCAATCCAACTCATTATCAAAATTCAATCCCAAACCAAAACCAAAACCAAAATTCATAAACTAAACACCCAGAATAAATACATAAAGAATATATATAGTTCTTTATGTATATATGTGCACTCGTATTTTATCCATAGATGTTGGTATTAAAAATTTAGCATTTTGTCTTTTTGAAAAACACGTAGATTCTAGTTACTTTAATATTGCAAAATGGGATATTATCAATTTATCTCAAGAAGACGAAATACAAACGTGCAAGTGTACAGAGAAAAATGGTATTATATGCAATAAGCCTGCCAAGTATACATTAAATGATAGTTATTTTTGTTTGAAACATTCTAAAAAACAAGATTATCAAATACCAACAAGTGAACTGAGACCAAGTTTTATTAATAAACAAAAAATTCAAAAACTCATTGAAATTGCTGATAAATATAATATTCATTATGAAAAACCGATTAAGAAAAATGATTTAGTGTTTAAAATAAATGAATATATTACACATAAATGTTTTAAGGAAATCACGTCCACAAATGCATCTCAAATAGATTTAATAACAATTGGTAAAAATATTAAAAATAAATTCAATAAAATTTTTCCAATAGAAGATAAAATAGATTATGTTTTGATTGAAAATCAAATAAGTCCAATAGCAAATCGCATGAAAACAATACAGGGAATGATTGCACAATATTTTATTATGAACAATAACACGGAACACATTGAATTTGTTTCTTCCATTAACAAATTAAAGGAAGCTTCAGGAAAACTGAAGTCAAACGAAGACTTGCAAACACAATCACCATCACAAACACAAACACAAGATGTCGCTACCAAGGATTATAAATCAAGAAAAAATCAAGGAATATCAAAATGTTTAGAAATTTTGACAACCGAACATTGTTTCGCTAATCAATTATCTTATTTTAATACACATAAAAAAAAAGACGATTTATCCGATTCTTTTTTACAAGGTTTATGGTTTATCAATAAACAGAATTTGTAATTTTATTGTTTTATTATTTTTTAGTTTGTGTATTTATTATGTAAATAAATAACGCTGTTTATCAATCGTGTAGCATATTTTTCATACTTTTTGAAATGTAAATCGTATTCTTTGTATTTTTTTAAATCTGTATTGTATAGATTTTCACCTTCTATCATTATTTCTTTGAACGAAGCTCCAATCAATTTTGTTATTTCCCATGCACATGTATAAGAATGTAAATTATTATGTCCTTCGTAACGATCTACCAAAACTTTGTAGAGGGCGTTGTCCACTTTGTAATAATTGAATAAAGTGTGGTTGTATACTTTTTGATAATATCTAGATGGTGTTCCGCATTTTATAAACTTAATTAAAGCTTTTTGAGGTAATTTTTTTAGTAATTTGTAAATAGGATACTCCTCATATTTATTTGAATTTAGATTATCTAGATTTCCAACATATTTTTTGAATAAATTAGTTATTTTTGTCATGTGATTTTCTCTTTTTATTTTCTCATCAACAAATTCTAAACATAATTTCACTATATCTTCAGGAAGTTTTTTCAAAATTCTTAATGCGCGTCTCTCTTCTTTACGTGCCCTTTTTTCAGTTTTTTTTTCTATTTTAATCTTTTGAATTAGGTTTTCTTGATAGTTGTCAAACCAATGTGGCTTTTTAGAAATAACGTTAGAGGTATTCATTTTGTTCAGTTAATATTTTGAGATCACGATTTGTTACTGGTTAGTTAATTATTACTACTTAGTTTATTATTGAATTACTTATTTCAAGTATAAACATTTCAATTTTTTATTTTTGTAAAAAGAATTGAATACGAATTAAAATAATATATATTTAATTCGTATTACTTAAAATTAAATGTTCTTATTAAATCAATAATGAACGATATAATTGAGATTTCTGAGTTGGATTTGAACAATGACAATGATTTTAAACAAACAAAAACAACTAATTTTGGCGGTGGTTTAGAATTTTTAATGAATGATAAAATTAAAGATATTAAACCTACAAGTGACATAGATTTAGATGATTTGAATAATTTAGAAAATGAATTGAATGAATTGGCTGAAGATATGCCAAGTCATAGTTTCAAATCAAAATCAGATATGTTTTCTTCAAATTATGGTAATGGTAATAATAATTTTGATATGGACGATTCTAATAATTTTTCAGGAGGAGTTAGATTTAACGATGAACCAAGTATTGGTTTAGGAGCATCTGCTGCAGATTCATTAGACGATGGTAAAACTTGGGATGGATATGGTAAATTCAATAATGTTCCTTTAAATCCTGATAAAAATGTATCATCATCAAGCTCTGGTCCTCAATTATCAAAAGAGGAATTGTTAAGAGAAAAGTTCAAATATTTAAAGAAGTTGGAAGGTTTGGAAAAGAAAGGAGTTGAACTTTCAAAGAAATACAATATGGAGTCTTCTTTAGCAGAAATGATGGGCGAATATGAAACCATCATGGAAGAAAAGAGTAAACAGAACTCTGTTAAATTCCAAGGAAATATGTTAATGGCAGCTATTAATGGTATTGAATTTTTGAACAATCGCTTTGATCCTTTTGATATTAAATTAGATGGTTGGAGTGAGCAAGTAAATGAAAATATTAGTGATTATGATGAAATATTTGCTGAATTATATGAAAAATACAAATCAAGAGCATCTATGGCGCCTGAATTGAAATTATTGTTTCAACTGGGAGGTAGTGCTATGATGGTTCACTTAACAAATACAATGTTTAAGAGCGCAATGCCTGGAATGGATGATATTTTACGTCAAAATCCTGATTTAATGCGTCAATTTCAAAATGCTGCTGTAAATTCTATGGCGCAAAGTAGTCCAAATTTTTCGGGATTTATGTCGGGAGTAATGAATCCTGAAATGCAAATGGGTTCAGGAAATGGTCCTCCTCCACCAATGGCAACACAAGGACCAAACGCAGTACCTCCACCAATGGGTAGACCAGGCAACAACAATTTTGCAAACAGACCTGACTTGAATTTAGGTCGTAGCAATTTTGTAGATGATGGTATTAATATGAGGGAAAGTTATCAAAGGGGTGCAAGTGCCTCTGGACCTGTAGATTTTCAAGAGAAATCTAGAAGGCAACCTAGAGCGGAAATGAAGGGTCCAAGTGATATTACAGACATTTTATCAGGATTGAAAACAAAGACTATTAATATTCAAGATCCTACACAACAAAACGCTGGGAGTCAATCCATGAATAACGATAACGGTGGCAGTAATACTAATGGAAATAGTACAATTAGTATTGAAGATTTGAAAGAATTACAAAGTCAAACAGATGTAAACATGCCAAAACGCAGTAGAAGACGTCAAAAATCTGCTAGTAATACAGTGAGTCTAGATATTTAAAATAAATCTATTTAATTTTTTTCAATGCCAACTACCTTGGCAATTTTCTTAATGATTTTGGTATCCTTTTCATAATCATTATCCCCTTTTCCTCCCATGGATTCATAGATGATCGTATTGTATTGACTGTTTTTCTTGGAATCATAATCCTCACAATCGGGATATTTCTCTCTGTATGCTTTGAACATACAAATGTTTTTATGAGCAATCTTCCGTATCGCTTTTCTTAATTTTTTATTTGCTTCGTCTTCCTTCTCCCAAACATTATCTTCTTTTACATACATAACTTCTCTCTTTTTGTCAGTACAATGAACAGGTCGTTTCTCAACCTC